TTTTTTATCAAGGATAGTAAGGGCGGCAGCAGTCTTTTTCTGCATAATCATAGAATCAATAGACTGATACGCTGATTTATTCATTCTATCTTTCAGTTTTTCTTTCGTTGCATTGTCAAAAATTTCCGACGTAGCAATCATCTCTGCTTCATCTTTAAATTGTCTGTTGGCGGCAATGTAGTCCCCATCACCACCGATGTTTTCAATTCTATTGGCCGTTGCGTTTATATAATAATTCCGCTTTTCTTCGTTTTCGTATCTGTCAGCATAGATTAGTTTTTCACCCGTATAGCTAGTTGTCCGCTCATCTAAAAATTTACGTTTAGCGTTTGAATCCGCACTGTTTAAATAGCGCTGCTTAGTTTCTGTCAAAACCTTATCGTATTCCTGCGCGTATCCCTTATAATCTGTACCAGCATATTTTTCTTTCAAGGAAATTTCTTGCTGATTCATCTCACGACCAAATTGGTTGAAACTCTCCGCACCCCAGTGCAGTAACTCTTCTTTCTGTCGCCTCTTATACAGCTCCACCCCTATATCAGAAATCTGTCCACCAAGCCCTGATAAAGCACCGGCAACAATACCCGCACGGTTCAATTCCAGCGTAGGCATTTGTGTACCTACCGCTTCCTTCTTAGGCCCTCCCATTATTGGTATCTTAGGCATCCATTACTCCTTCATCACCATTTTACTGCCCAAATTTAATAACGTACTAGCAGCTTGTAAATCCGCAACTTTTTTAATATCACCCGACAATTGTAAATCAACATCAGCACCCATAAACAACGAACGCGCCTTAGAATCTGCCTCGCGCTGCTGGTTTATCATACTCTGCGAAATCTTATATGCCGTATCTTCCAATGCCAGCAACACCGAACCCTGAAACTCCACTCCTGATTTAGCGTATGCCGCTAACTGTTCAGAAGCAAATGCATCGCCCTCTTTCTGTGTCTCAGCAATATTATATTTTGCACGATCTAAAACATCATACGCCATTAAGCGTTTCGATTCCGCATTTTTTCTGGCCGCTTCAGCTTTAGAACGCGCCTCTTCATATTGTCCATATACTTGAAGCGCAGTCCCACCTATCGCTAACGCTGCCGCTGTTTCCACGCCCATTATACTCCCCACCTTATCTTAGCGTATAACGCATAATCTTCATATTTTTCATTATACGCTTGCGCAATCCCTTCACAAGTAAACCCTAAATACTTTGCCCATTTATGTCCAGCAATCCAATTATTATTCACATAGAAAAACAAACGGCGCATTTGACGTTCGCCAAATAAACACCCATCAATCATCGTTTTAGTAATATGTAGAGTCATCTTTGGTTGTTTTGCTACATTTACGGAAGGAATCAACCACAATTCCCCCACCCCTGGATGATAGTAATTGATCCCTAAAATAATCAAATTTTTACCATTAGATTCAACTAAAATAACCTCACGATTAGAAAGTGCAATACTCGAAGTCATATCTTCTTTGAATGTAGGATAATGAAACTTCAATTCAAAGTTATCTAAATCTGAAGGTTCTAAATACTTGAGTTTAACCGCCATGTGACATTCCCCTTTGAACAATATTCAAAATGTTGCAGGGAAAAGGAATATCATGTTTAAAATATAATTGATTATATGTAGCATAATCATTCTCAACAAACTCAGTTTTTTCTCCACTAAATAAGGTTAAAGTAGAAGGATTTGTCACCGTCACATCATCAGAGAAAAATTCATCATATACCACATCATTCCAACTATATTTTAATCCTAAAGTTTTATATAAACGCGCAGTCACGCGATCAGTCCTATGGAGCGTACCTGAAGAAAGACCGAAATCACCACCCGCTTGAATGGGATTTAGTTTTAGTTTTGAAACGTACGGAAAACCACAAACGACTAAAGCGCCATTAGGATAATTTGCATTTAAAGTTATTTCACCACCGGCAGTAACCACTACATTAGGATGCTGTTTACCATTGACAATACAGGAAACGGTCGCGCCCCCTAAAGCTGCAAAACCATTGGCTTTATTTAAACCAATCCCTCCAGCGTTCACATACCCAGATTCAAGACAATCTAAGTAGGGAAGTACACTATCTGCTGTTCCTTGTTCTTCAAAATCAAAACCTAAATGTTCAAAATAATACCTTGTTACCCCACCCACGCTACGTTCTACAAAAAAATAAACTTTATCAAAATTGGAAGTTTTCGCGGGTACAACACAGATTGATTTTACCTTTACATTCGTTCCACCGAGAGTCTGACGATGCCATGCCAGCGCTTTAGTTTGCCGATCATAAGTGATGCCCACTAACTGATAGTTATTCGTTAACAACCACAACACAGAACGAGAAGCATCATACGCTGCTTGAATAAATTTACTATTGGTTTTAGTATTCGATACTGAATACGTATAATTATGATGAACTATTTCATCATTCAAAGCTGTTAGATCAATTGAAACATACGCCCCGTTAGAATCAATAAATACAAAATCTTTTAAATATCTACCTGAACGGTCAACGTACAACAACGATTGATCTATTTTCTTTGCCTGGATATTTCCACCTCCGTAAGACGAGTGAAAATTAACTTTTACATTCTGCGCACTAATAATAGAATCGCCACCGCTAACAACACCTTCACTGGTTTCTGTTGCGAAAAATAAATTTTTTCCAGCAACCAACCATTTGAAAATACTTGATTCGTTAGCTGCTAACGTAAAAGAAAAAGGATCGGTTACTTTTAAATAACCTTTTAATGGTAATCCACTCGGAGAAGCTATTGCTGTACCCGCTTTTTCAACATCTTCAGCTTGATAATCTTGATCTAACACTTTTTGCATAAAAATATAAATATTATTAAGCAATGACCCAAAGAGCGTATCAGGTTGTTTAATTGTCCCACCAAAAAATAATCTACTTTCATAAAAGGCACAACTTCGCGGAAACCCTGCCCAATCACTAAACGCTGAAATTGTCCAATTATCTGTAGCTGCTGCAGCAGGCATTGGCAACAATGACACTCCATCCACTAACAACCCTGGAATTTCAACGGAAAAATAAAAATCAGTTGGCGCGTTTGATGCTCCTAAATCAATTGCTGTTCCTGCAACAGCTAATTCTTTAGTGTAACTCACCTTAAAATTGGTTCCTGAAACATTTATGGCATAATATACTTTTCCACTCTGCAAAGGTTCTGGAACGCCTGTAGCATTTGAATGAAATACGCATCCATCACCAGTTGATGGCGCAGTCCCAACGATTATCTGATCAGTTCCTGCATTAAAAGTGGCCACTTGCCGTGTAGGGATCGAATCAATCCTAAACAAACCTTCAGCTGTGCCATTTGATACTCGCACATATGATCCAACCATACTAGGAAGGAAAAACAACGAGTTAGCTGTCAATCTAGTTGCTGCTGGGGCCGCATTAGGTTGCATCGTAATAGAACTACTATTACGATCCAAGTATGGAACTTCTATCCCCCTCCACCCCAACTTGAAATTGAATGCATCCGCTAAATAAGTGACATGTCGAAGATAACAGAAAATAAAATCATACCCAACAAAGCGTAAATCATCAGCGATATATTTAATAAAAATAGGTTCCATTAATCCAGAAGTATGCGTTATAACTGTGACGTTCCCATTCTGTGCATAATGAAATCCATTTATATCCAACGATTTACAAATAGCAAATATTTTTGAGCCCACTATCAACGTTGGATACAATGGAACTCCGAAAGTTCCAGTTTGTACATTATACATTCCAACAGGATTTTGCCTGTCAGCTCCCGCATATATTTTCCCACTGTTATTAACAATAATAATAAATTGCTTTCCATCTCCAGCAGTAAATGGAATCAAAAATCCAGGAATGGTTTGGTTAGGATCACCAGCGAAAAAAGTTCCAGGACGCTTAAACGCTCCACCGGATTGCTTAGGAAAAAAATTTTCCATCAACGCCACCGAATTAGCGTATTCGTCTGATGAAATATTCCCCAAGACTTTAGGGCCTATCTCCCCCTTGGAAAAATTAGTCTGATTGTAAACATACTTGCTCAATATCGCGCTCCCGTCCAAGTGTTGAATTCAAAATCTTCAGGAGAACCTTCTTGAGCATCAGCAGAACGAACATCACGCAATAAAATTTGAACCTCACGCGCTAATTCATTTTTTAATGTCACTGATTGAACCAAACTGTAACTCATCTCATGCGCCAACATTACACTCAATAAATGATCAAACATAGGTTCAAATTTCGTAACATCCGTTATTTTTGCAATATACAACATCCGAACCGATGATTCATTACAAAGAAGATAACCACCCTCGACTTTGTATTCTGTATCTGAATGTTCCAAGCGAAACACCCTGAGATAGTCTGATGGTAGTACCAAACGATAAGAATAACCAAAATTTGGGATGAAATAACAATAATATGATGTTCCACCGCCTATATCTACCAACTTGATCGCTGTGCCAGCTTCAGCAAGTGCCTTAGTATCTGCCAACTTAAAAGTGGTAGCACTCATATTAATCACATAATAAATTTGCTCCTCAATCAACGCATCTGTTACAAATCTCCCAGGCATATCACCAATATCATTTGGAACAATAACAACCTGAGAACCCGTTTCAGGGGCCTTAGCTGCCGTGATAACATCAGTACCAAAATCAATCACAATAGTAGATTTGGTCAGCTCAACACGCTTTAGAGCAAAATTCCACGGATGGGAACGTAACAAATTGTCACGCGTGCGCGGATACATCAATGCACAAGTCTGCGCCTTCTTATCAACATCCGCTAACGAAGAAATCGCTGGGGCACCGAGACGAGAAAGTGCCGCATTACAAATCTCAACCTCTGTTGCCGCCATACTTTCTCCAAAAAGAAAACGTAGGCCATTTCTGACCTACGTTCCCAGCATTTAATCAACCAAATAGAAGAAGCAAAACTGGTGTTTTTTACCAGTTGAGTCTGTCGAAACTTCAGTCACAGTAGCAGAAATTACTGTCTCAGCTTCAAATTTTTTACCAAAACCTGGGAGAGTACCACCCAGTTTTGCATCAAGGGCGCCAGCTCCAAAGTCACATGAACCAACAGCAAAAATGCCATCATCATCAGCAACAATGTCACCGTTTGCTTCCCAACCAATTTTGTAAATCCCAGAAACAGAATCAGCAGGAGCAACCAATCGTGCATCAATCAATCTTGCACCCTTGGGCAATTTACAAATCTTAATAACATCACTAACACCCAATTCCGCAGCGTATGTAATATCCGCTTTAATTAATCGCACACGCCCATGTGATACAGTAACATCATTTTTTACTGAAGGATCAACAACGTATGCGTTGTTATATTCAGTAGTATAAACAGTGGCCATAAGTCCTCCATAAATGCCTGGCCTTCACCAGGCAAAATTTAATTATTCAGAACAAATTACTTCAACAACTTTTTCTTCTTCAATCCGAGCAGCACCAATACCCATACAAGCATAAACTTGCATAGCATAGGATTTATCATCACGCTCTGAAATTCGCGCTTTAATATCTTGCCCAATTGAAAGAAGTACACCGTCTTGCGCCCAAGCAATACAACGACGTGAATTGGCCGCAGTAATTGTTCCTGTTCCAGCACCAGTTAAACCATTGGTAACAGTATAAGTAACGTTAGTTGCTGAACGAGGAAGTCTTTCAGTACGAACAAAATTGAATCCCATAAAACTATTCAATTCACCTTGTACCAACGCTTTAACACTGTTGTAATCGGCACTTGTAATATTGGTATCTCCTAACAGAGCTTGTAATTGAGAAGAACCAATCGCAAAGTATTTAGGAATAGATTCGTCAACATCATTGGCATCAAATTTTTCTTTAACTTTTCTTAAAGTTCTTAAATTCAAATTCACACCAGTAGTGGTAGTTCCATCATGCGCAGCAACTTTCTGAGCAGTAGGAAGAGATACAGCAGTTGAACCTTCTTCACCAGCATAAGCAGTTCCAAGAGCAGCAGCAATTAATTCATCATCCATTGCACGCCCTAAGGCCCACATAGCAGCAACAGCATACTCACTCTCAGGACTAATCAACATTTTGATTTTATCTTCGTTATCCACCAAATCGGCATACTCATAATCATTCAGAGTAACACGACGACGTGAATGGGGGGTGTCCATCCGAGGGGTGTCAGCATGACGAGAAGTTTTCTTCTGCGCAACTACTGCACCGATGCGATCCCAAAAAGCTGCCTTAGAATTTTGTGACTCCTGACGAACCAATGGACGTAATTTAGAACCTTTTTGTTGTGACAAGTGAAACACGTTAGCAGAATACTGCTTAACAAATGCTTCTGTAATTTGAACGGACATACAATTCTCCTATTAAAAATTTTTAAATTAAAATCAATACAAATATTTAATAGATTACCCGTTCAGGTCTATTGATGATGCAATAAGATTTGAATTACCCTATTGACTTATAGTTACATTTTATCTAATGATGGCACCCGTGTCAACTATATAACGCTTCGTTTAATTTCCACATTTCCTGCAAGGCCAACTGGTGACCAGGATGCTGCTTGTTCATGTACGGCCCTGACTTATCCGCGTACATCTCAGAGATCTTTCTCGAAGCCTCTTCTTTCGTAATACCAAAATTTCCAGCAGATTCATGCTTAAATGAATCCTCTTTCAAACCCTTGCCTATTTTGTTAAGTAACTTCACAAACTTTACATTCGCAGTTAATCCCGACTCTTTCAATTCAGCTATCTCTTCCTCAGTAGCAAACTGCCTCAAGGCACGCTTGGCAAGGTCTACTTCCTTATCGTAACCAACACCCCATTCCTTCTTCAAATTAAACTGCTCGGCCTCAATCTTCTGCTTATGCTGCTCCAAAACCGCCTTCTGCGCACCCTCAACCTCATCGTGATACCAATGAAATAAACCCTCTGCCTGTTTCGGTAACAACCCAGACTTGTGTGCCACTTCCTTGTACTTCTTTAAAAAATTCTGGTCAACCTCCTGACCTTCCTTCAACTTTACTTCATATTTATCAACTTCAGGCCTGCCAATCTTCGTGTAAAAATTATTCCAATCCTCATCCGTCGCGTTCTTACCAGGCAACACAACCTTATCTTTCCCAATCATCTTCTGCGCATTAACATACGATTTCAAAATCTCAGGATAATTAAATTTCTTATCCTTAATGAAAAGTTTTAATGACTGCTCATTCTTCAAACTCTCATCAAACCCCTCAGGAAACTCAACCTCAAGCAAAGGATTTGAGGACTGTGGAGGGTTTGCAGGTGCCCCACCGCCACCGACTGGGGGTTCATCCAAAATACTAAACTTCACAACAAATAAATTCTTTAACCAACTAAGCATAAGTAAATTCCTCTTCCTCTTGTTTATCTATTAACTTTTTTATATGAACAGGGTCTTGCTTCAACATCGTTAAAATGTAGTTCACTACATTACGCTCACCCTCACGAAAAACCATACTATTTACATCACCGTCATACGATGTATGTACGAAATGGCACTTCTTCATCAAATCATAAAGCACCCTTTCACCAGCTTCACTCTCAAATATTAATTTATAATCAGCGACTAATTCAGAAGGCTTATATTTATTGCTGCTTTTGTCCTTGACCACGCATTGCTCCCGATACTTGCTCTAATGCTTGCGTTTGATTCAATGCACTCTGCTCAGCTTGCGCCTGCTGCATTGCCTGTTGTCTCTGTTGTCTAATGGCCTGCTTCTCTTCATCCCTACGGAAAATAACTTGTGGCACATTATAGATGCTTGCAACATATTTTAATATCTTATCACTGTCAACATTATCCAACACCCCAGGATCAAATTGTGCAATTGGCCCCATCAAATTCATTATCCGATTCAAATTCTCCGCCTCAGAACTCCTTTGCGCCCGCGCAATCATCGACGAATAACGTACCTCAAAAGTCTTACCCTGA